CTCTGTCTGTGTTTCACTGATGCTCAGTCCCCGCTCCACCTGTTGCGAGCCTCAACAGGTGGGGGGGGGGTCGAGGTGGGTTTAGATGTCAGCGATGTCGAGGATGTAGTCCATCCCTGCATCTAGCCTCACGAGCTTCTCCACCGCTCGCGCAAAGTCTCTGATCTCCTCCTGGGCGTGGAGGTCGAGGCGCAGCTTGAGGAAGTGGATCACCGCATGCAGAGAGGCGGTCCAATAGCACTCACTCATCAGCGAGAGAGGCAAGATCAAGCGTGCCTGCTCCTTCGCCACACCCAGGCGCAGGAGGTGGTGATACGCCATGAGAGATTGAGTGACCGCCTCCTGATAGATGAGTGAGGCGGCCAGCGCGCCAACATCATCGAGCGGTCCCTCGCTCCCCTGCTTCAGCTTGGCCGACTGCGCGCGCCACCTCTGAGGCAACCACACCTCATCTTTGAAGGTCACATATCGACCGCTGATCTCGTTCCATGCACAGCCCACCTGGTGCTTCATCCACTGACGCAAGACGAACACAGGCGCCTTGATGCGGAACTGCAACGTCACATGGCGGAAGGGGGAGGTGTGCTCATGCTCCCAGAGATACCTCAAGAGCTTGCGGTCAGCATCGCCCAGGTCAGTCACATGCCGACCCATCGAGACGCGCGCCGCGTTGACCACGGTCACAGCATCGCCCATCACATCGACGAGCTCCACGAGCCCGCCACCTACCTCAATCAATCTCTCTGTCATGCAAGCCTCGCTGTCATGTGTTTCGCATCTGTGAAACACGCAAGGAGAGACCTCATGAATAAGATAATCCTCATTGGACGACTCGGCAAAGATGCAGACGTGCGCGGCACCGCCGACCGTCCCATCATCGCGTTCACCTTGGCCGTCAACTCACCTATGGCTGGTGGAGAGAAAGACACGCAGTGGTTCACCTGCTCTGCGTTCGGCACCCTCGCCACCTTCCTCGCCGGCGTACGCCCCAAGAAGGGAGTCCTCGTCAGCGTCGAGGGCAAGATGAAGCGCCGCACCTTCACCGACCGCAACGGTGTTGAGAGGACCGATATGGAGATCATCGTCGATCACTTTCAGTTCCTTGAGCGCAAGGGCGAGAGCGAGACGCAGCAGTCAGTCGGCGGTGGTCAGGGAGCCTACGTCGAGGACCTGACCGCGCGCGCCCCTCATGACATCTGGCGCTAGGTCAACTTGATGTGTCGCTTGCCTTGGTCTAGTATCCCCACCGAGGAGGAGCTAGAGGAGCTCTTCCGTGACCTCATTGGTGGACCCGACGATGCACAGACCCAAGAAGAAGATGACCAAGGCCGAGCGCCTCATGACCGCGCTCTACGTGACCCACTACCACTACATCCACCGCCTGGTGACAGCATGGATCGGATCGAGCGCTGACGATCTGATCAGCGCCTTCGGTGAGAAGCTCCTCAAGCAGCCTGACCTGTGGGATGGCAAAGACGAGCTAGTGTTGGGCTTCCTCCTCAAGTCGCTCAAGCGCCGCGCCCTCAACCACATCAGAGACACCAAGAAGCTCCTGCACGAGTGCGACATGGTGGCTGACACAGGCGTGTTCAATGGCGATGACCTCAAGGTGTGGGTCAAGCGGTCTGATGCACCTGACGCCCTCGTGATCGCCTCCATCGAGCGCGAGGAGTTTCGGGAGATGCTGAGAGTCGCTTCACAGGACTCGCCCGAGGAGACCAAGAAGCTCCGCGCTGAGGTGTTTGAGGAGATGTTGGGAGAGGGCTTCAGTGGCACCGAGTACGCTCGCGCCCACAACCTCAACATCAACACCATCCACGCCCACGCTCGACGAATCAGGAGCATGTGTTATGACCAAAAGCGATTGGGAGGGGCTTGCCCAGAGCGAGTCAACCCTTATTCATAAGGAAGAACCGACAGCGCGCGCGCGCGACCTTCGCACTAAGAAGAGCCCTGAGCGGATGCAGGCAGTCCTAGACAACATCCGAGACGGACAGCCCATCACGAGAGCCGCGCGTCTAGCAGGGCTCAATCCCGACACGGTGCACCGGTGGCGCAAAGAGGATGAGGAGTTCGATGAGGCGGTGGAGGATGCGCTTGAGTTTCAGATCGCAGTCCTCACGGCCAAGGTGGACCGCGCGAGTGACACCGACTGGAAGGCGGCGGCTTGGCGTCTTGAGCGTCTGCGCCCTGACGAGTTCGGCAGCAAGAAGGAGGTCAGCGTGACAGCCACGCAGAGCAACGGGCTCGCTGAGGTCATCGCCATGATCGAGCAGACCAATGACAGCGTGAAGCCACAGGAGGACCCTTGAGCCACCTCTGCGCCCTGTGGATCATCGCCCTCGCTGGTCATGTCGGTGAGCCTCCTCCCATCGGACAAGAGGAGGAGCGCGCAGTCGAGGTCTGTCAGATGATCATCGAGAGCGCCGACCGCCAAGACGTTGATCCTGCTCTCGCCATCGCTGTCTCATGGAACGAGACGCGCCTGCGCTTCGGTCTCATCTCGCCCTGTGGAGCTCGTGGACCCATGCAGGTCCTCCCTCACTATTGGTGCCCTGACCGCCGAGGCAGGTGGAGCGCCAACGGTCAGCACATCGAGAAGGGCTGTGATCTCATCGATGCAGGCGTGTTCGCCCTCTCCTACTACCTGGAGACGAGAGGAAGCGTGGGCGCTGCGCTTCGTGCTTATGGTGGCTCACAAGGATACGCCTCCCGTGTGTTATCCCTCGCGGAAGCCATTGGAACCCTTGACGGAGAATGATCTTGAGTAAGCCCCACCTCGACCCCAAGACCAACCGACTCACCACGCTCACCGAGTCACATCGCACCATCGATCAGACGACCCCTCATCAGCTTGTGGTCTCACAGATCCTCGGCGCCATCATCTGCGACCCTGCCCTGCGCATCATCAGGACCGATGACCGCTCGCGCCCCTATGTCACTATGACCGACATGTTGGCTGACCTGCGCGGCGCCGCCGACCTCGCAGTCTCGTTTGATGGTTCGTTCAACTATGGCCTCCTCATCGAGGTCAAGACCACCACCAAGCAGAGCCGAAGCGACCTGGGCTTGTTCTACGAGGTGACCGACACCGAACGCAACAAGACCCAGCTTGAGCGCCTCGTCAAGGGGGCGCCCTCTTGGTGGTATGTCATCGTCAACACCTCCAAGCTGACAGCCAAGACGCACAGCGAGCACGTGCGCGCTATCCTCGACTGCCCAGCCGTGTTCATCGAGGGCAAGGGAGGCGACACGCGCCCGATGCACATCATGAGCTTCAACGCCTTCAGCGGTCTGCTCGATGAGCTGCAGGATTGCATCCTCAACCTCGACATCTCCAAGGCTCAGCCTCTGCCGACGCCCTACCGTCAGATGGACCTTCTGCCGGTGGATGATGTGCCTGTGGTGACGATGGATGAGCCTCTGCGTCAGCCTGTGATCGCGCCTACCCCTGCGCCTGTCCCTGCGCCTGTTGTAGAGGTCAAGCGCAGTCTACCTAATCGCGCCTTCGAGCCCATGTGGCAGGCGGCACTTCGAGAGATTGAACTCTGTGGTGGCTTCGAGACATGGTCTCAAAAGCTGCCTGAGAGTCTTCTCATGACGTACATAGGCTTGTCTAAGAAGGACCCTCAAGACCGACTCTTGGAAGGGATGGAGAGGCGCAAGTTCGCAAAACAAAACAAGCACCACACTCAGCTCGGCACCTTGATCATCGCGTGGCTCTGTGATTCTGCTCGCTCAGCCACCAAGCTCCGCCAAGCCACGCCAGAGATGATGTATTCATTCTGTGATATTGAGCGCAAAGAGGGTCAGGTTGGTGAGCTACACTTGATCTCTGCTCTCGCCAACTCCATCAGGTCAGGGGCTCGATGACTGACTTTACCCTCAACGACCTACAGCGCGCAGTCATCAGCGGTCTCCGCCGCCGAGACAAGATCATCGCCGCTCGATGTGGTTGGGGGTCAGGCAAGACAACCTCGCTCATCTTCGCTCTGTGGTTCGTCGCCAAGACGCGACCTGGCACCACCTCCCTCCTCATCACCGACACTACGCCACGCTATAACAGCGTGCTCATGCCCGAGATCGAGAAGTGGCTCGCGCCTCGTGGCTGGGCCTACAACCACACGCTCCACAAGTGGACTGACACGCACTCGGGCTCGTCGGTCATCTGTCGGTCTTACTATCGCCCAGGCACTCGTGACGCGAGCCACAACCCACTAGAGGGGATCAACGTGACGAGCGGTGTGGCGTTCGTTGACGAGTGTCAGACCCTCGGCCCTGAGGTCGCTCACAAGGCGCTCGGGCGTCTGCGCTCAGGTCCCTCTCCCACGATGGTCTTGGTGGGTCTGCCGGTGGTCGATGCGTGGTGGTGCAAGATGGCAGAGCAGGCGGGCCACCTCCCTCTCCTGTTCAGCTCATACGTCAACCAAGACAACCTCTCGGCTGAGTGGTTCGAGGCGACCAAGCTCCTCCCTCCCGACGAGCGCGAGGCGATGGTGATGAACCGACCTAAGCCTCCCTCGGGCTTGGTCTATAATGAGTGGGGCGAGGACACTCACGTCATCAGTGGGTGGTCTTATCGCCCAGAGATGACAGGGCGCATCGCCATCGACTGGGGCTTCCGCAAGCCCTCAGTGATCATCATGGCGTATGACGAGGCGCTTGAGGCAACGGTGGTCGTCAAGGAGATCAACCCTCAAGAGGTGACGGTCGATCAGCTCGCCAAGCTCATCCTCGCTCACGCATGGCCACGAGCTCATCAAGCCTCTGCACCTGGTCCTCGCATCTGGCTCGACACAGGGGTCGCAGACAAGGCAGGTCACGCCCGCAACGATCAGACAGGCAGGAGCGCCTTCGCTGTCCTCTCTCGCCCCATCGAGGAGGGGGGGATCGGTGTGCCTCTCCGCTCGACCACCGACCCCGTTCGCGTGGACATCCTCAACGGTGTGCAGAAGCTCAAGCGCGCCCTCGCTCGCAAGCAGTACCTCATGACCCGAGAGGCGTGGGAGGCAGGGGAGCGCGCGCTTGGCAACTCGCTGAGGAAGGCGCTGCTCTCCTACGCCTGGGACACCACCGAACAGCCGAAGAAGGATGGGCGTGAAGATCCTCTCGACGCCCTGCGGTATGACTGCATCTTCCATCATTGGGCTGATGTGGTCGGGAAGTATCAGCCCCGAACGAGTACACTAGACAAGAGCCGCAGGAATGCGCGACCCTCCTCAGCCGTCTTTTAACAGCGACCAAGGAGCGAACATGCCACCTGATCTCGACATCAACGTACACATGATCGAGCAGCACCTCGTGCTTGTGATCCTTGCATCTGTCATCAGCTTCGGCGTGACCGAGGTCATCAAGCCGTTCGTCTCGATCCTCGCTGACGATCGCGAGCGCAAGAAGGCTATCGTGCGTCTACTCGCCATCCTCGCCGGCGCGGTGGTCGGCTACACTCTCGGCCCTAAGTGGCTCGATGTGTGGTTCGGTGCAGGCGCAGGAACCCTCAACGCATGGCTCGTGGCTGTCCTCAAGAAGAAGGTGGAGGACCGCCTGCATGTGACTCTCGACAAGACCCCACCTCCCACCAAGCCAAGCAAGAAGCCCGAGGAGACAGACGATGAGCAGCGTTAATCATCCCTCCCACTATCACGCCCAGAGTGGCGTTGAGGTCATCGCCGCCATCGAGGCGTGGGATCTCAACTTCAACCTCGGGAACGTGGTCAAGTATGTCGCCCGCGCAGGTCACAAGCTCGACCG